TGAAACTCCAAGAAGCCCTGCGCCTACTCGACATCGTAACCGATGTAAACGGACAATATAGTAAAGAAGAACGAATGCGTGCCGCCATGAGATTGGAGGAGCTGTTACGCTTGCTTCTTCCAAAAGAATGATTATATTTGCAGTATGCTGACATTTGTAGCTATATTAGGTTTTGTTATGCTGATCGGTGCGGCTCTGAATGAAGTGCGTCACAGCAAAAACCATATAAGCAAGGTTATAGCTGGTGTGTTGATTGTTTTGCTATTATTTATTTTGCTTTTTTAAATAGAAACTGATAATATTCAGCAGATAAAAATTGTTGTATATATGAATAATGTTCTTCAAAACATGGATAATACGAACATATATTTTAACTCTTTGAAAAGAGCGGATTGGCTGAGACAAATCGCTACTATCAGGAATGAATATAAAAAAGAAAATTATCAAAAACAAATAACTTTTGTTTTTAAGGATACATTGTCTCCTGAATTATTTCAGCCTATTCATGTTGTTACAATTGCATGTTTGATTGAATTTTTAGTAAATGTAGAAGAACATACTATACGGATATCAAATGAATCTATAGAGAAGCTGTTTTTTGAAGATCTTAAATTTAGAGAGTATTGGAATTACAGTAAAGATCATGTGGATTCTGAAAGTGATAATATATTTAATTTATGGCGTATAGTTGAGAATCAAAAAGACGCATATGCAATAGAGGTAGAACAATATTTTAAAAAGAATTTCTTTAGAGGTAAAGACTTAAGTATAATTTCGCTTAGCATAGTAGAAGCATTTTATAATGTTTTTGATCATGCTGATGCAAATGGTAATGCTTTTTCATTTATTAAATATGAAGGACAGGATGAAGTCTTGCGTGTAGCTATTTGTGATTTCGGGAAAGGTATATCAAAATCTGTCAGAAATTTTGATTCCACTATAATATCAGATAGCGATGCTTTGAAAAAGTCTATAGAGGTTGATTTTACAGTTGGATCTAAGGTTCATAATAAAGGAAAAGGCCTAGATAATATATTATCGTGCGCTGATGCAGTAAGAATAATTTGCAATACAGCTCGTTTATTAAAGAAGCATGAAGTTAAAATTGACAATATTGATTTTGATTTTAATGGGACGTTGATATATTTCGAATTATATTTAGGAAATTTGGAAGAAGAAGAAATTTTAGACGAGTTTGATTTTTAACTAAATAAAAAGAGGATACTATGTGTACAATTAAACTTTATGACGTGATGGAAGGAAAGGATTTTCCTATGGCAGGAAGTAGTCTCTATGATATAATCAGAGAGAATATGAATTCTTCGGACAAGATTACCATCGATATGGAAGGTGTGTCTTCTTTGCCTTCTATGTTTTTAAATGTTTCAATTGGTAAGTTTATAGATGAATTTGGTTTTGAGACACTTAAGAAGAAGATTTCATTTACAAAGATAACAAAATTGCAAGCTGAACGCTTGACTGATTATATCAGTAGGTATAAAAGGTGATTAGTAGTTTTCATATGTCCTTTAAAAGCTCCCTTCGGGGGGCTTTTTTTGTGTCTATAAATTGGATGTTATGGACATATACAATCACTTTGAGTATTCGGAATGGATCGCTAGGCATCTAGCCGCTATCGGTCATACGGACGGGGAATGTCATTTCCTCCGTAGTGACGAGGTAGAGGAAATCTCCGATCTGGAAGAACGTATCTCCTCTATCCGGGATCATGTATTAGTCGCCATCGACGGGCTTAACTCGGATTTTTCTTGGCTTAGCAATGACAACCTCGTAAATATCCCACAATATTTTATCGCCCTATTAAAGCAATGCGAGGCCGGGAATATCGACGGGATTCACTTTGCGAAAGCGGAATGCAAGGATCTTCTCATGCAGATCGTCTGCCGGATGATGCTCGACTGGAACGAGGAACGTAACGGGCTTCAGTTCCTAGAGCTAAATAGCATGACCTTTCGGGGCATAGGTCCCATGGGAGATAATTTCTATGGGGTGATGTTAGGCTTCAACCTAAGAAAGCCTATCCCCTTCTCTATCGACAAATCAATGTGGGTATGATATGGGAGTCATGAAAAGATTGAGCGAGCAGATGCGCACGCCTAAACGCAAGAACTCCCTAATCGGAGCGAGGGAAGGATTACCCTTCGAGATCTCGCTAGAGTCAACCAGCCGGATCGCCCGGTATGAACGTAGGCAGGATAAGGAGAAATTGAGACAATTCAATTCTGAGGTAAAGGAATGGATGGGCTACGTGATCCAAGACTTGAAAGGGAATATCGCCTTACTTGTCCAGAAAGATGAGTTCCTATCGGACT